GAGTGCGGCGCGTCAGTAGGGTCGCGTGAGTGGGCAATCTATGCTAAAACAAAATTACGCGATGGAACGTGGGCTAGACTAAGGGTGCATCAGAAATGAACTACGCTGACTTCAAAGCCTACCTTGCGCGGTTCCTTTTGCGGAACGGCGACACAGTGTTCGAGGCAGACCTCGACAACATCATCAACATGGGTCACGCCCGCCTGAACCGCGATCTGCGGATTCAGCGCATGGTTGTCGTCGCAAGCACCGCCCTGACTTCTGACATGATTGGTTTACCTTCTAATTACTTAGAAATGCGGACAATCACATCTGATAGTCCTCCTGCGCCCATGCAGTATGTTTCGCCATTTGAGCGCGAGCGCATCAAGCTGATAAACGCCAGCACGTTTCAGCCAGTCTACACTATCACTGGGGACGCGATCTTTTTTGTCGGGCCAATGTCGGCTTCCGACAATCCAGCCCGCTCAGTCATCCTGACTTACTACAGCAAAATCCCTGACTTTGCGGCCACCAACACTTCGTGGCTGGCCGATGACTATCTCGACCTCTACACCTACGCCGTCCTGCGCCACACTCCTACTTATTTAAAAGAGGACGAACGTGTGGCACTATGGAAGAATGAGTATGACGAGACGCTTGCGTCTGTCATTAACGCTGAAGCTGGTCGTCGTTATGCGGGAAGCCCGCTGCGCGCCCCCATGCCGGGAGTTGTTGCATGAGCCTGACTCAAGCTATGTCTATGGATTTTCCTGCGCCGCCGATTGTGTCCGTGTACACGACCCACAACCGAGGGTTTACCCCAGAAGAAGTGGCGGCGCGGTGCGCGGACAAGTTAATGCACGTTGCCGAAGCTGCGCCTCCGGCAATCAGAGATCAGGCTTTTGCATTCAAAAGTCAGATCGAAAAGGTTGTGACGGCCTACATACGCGAGGCTATCGCCAGCGACCGTACAACTGTGTATAATGCGCTCAACGATGCAGGTCGACCTGACCTAGCTGAACTCATCAGGAGGCTCTGACATGGCATTTTCCGGAAATTTTATGACCACATCGTTCAAGACGGAACTCTTGAAGGGATGCCACGATTTCACGCTGACGACAGGCGATGCGTTTAAGTTGGCTCTGTACGATAACACGCCCAGCTTTACGGCGGCGACCACGGCCTACACGGCCACCAACGAGGTCGGCGCGTCTGGATCTTATGCTGCCGGCGGCGGCACATTAACCAACGTCACGGCGGTAAACTCAGGCACGACGGCATTTACCGACTTCTCCGACCTGACGTTCACCACGGCGACCATCACGGCCTACGGTGCGATGATCTACAACTCGACGCCGAATACCACATCGTCGGCTGGCCTGACGAACCCGGCTGTGGTCATCTTGGACTTCGGCTCGGCTAAGACCTCGACCGCTGGCGACTTCAGCATCGTGTTCCCCGCAGCCGCTGCATCGACGGCCATCATTCGGATTGCGTAATGCCTAGATTAGTCAACCGCGCCAAGATGACGACATCGACCACGGGGACAGGCACAATTACGCTTGGCTCCGCGTCATCAGGTTTTCAATCATTCGCTGCGGCTGGTTTGCTCAGTGGCGAGACGGTTCGCTACACGATTGAGGATGGACTGAATTGGGAAATCGGCACAGGTGTTTTTAACACATCCGGCACGACCCTATCGCGGACGCTTACATCGTCTAGCACTGGGTCGCTGCTGTCGTTGACAGGCTCTGCGGTGGTCTTTGGTACGGTCGCGGCGGAAGATTTAACGACTATAAATGCTGGAGATGGCACAGTAAGTTTGCCGTCTTATACTTTTGACAGCGACAAAAATACTGGCGTGTATAGACCTTCTGCCGATGCGTGGGCCATTGTTACTGGCGGCACAGAGCGTGTGCGGGTGGACAGCAGTGGTCGCGTGGGAATTAATACAATTTCGCGGGCTTCGAGTTTTGACAAGTTGCTACACGTTTATCGCAGCGACACTGATCAAACCGCACAGGTTCAAGTTGAACAGGCTGGATCAGGATCACCCACTTTAGGTTTTCTAAAAACAGGCGCAGCTGCTTTTTTGACTGGTCTATACAATTCTGACAACTCCTACCGCATTGCGGCTAGTGGGGCTGATCTGAACACAAATACAAGATTTGTTATCAGTAGTGCTGGCGCTGTTACCATTAACAACCTCGCAGGATCAGGCACACGCACTGTCACCGCAACTTCTACTGGCGTTCTCGCCGCAGCATCCGACAGTCGCCTAAAGCAAGAAGTGCCAGAAGCATCTATCGCTGGACTTGCTGAGATTATGCAACTGCGTCCTGTGGCCTACAAATGGCTGGATGACATTGAAAATCGTGGCGATGATGCCGCCGTTGAACTTGGCTTCTTTGCTGATGAAACTAAGGATGTCATCCCATCTTCGGCCCCTATGGGAACCGATGGATACTATGGCTTCTACGACCGCGCAATTATCGCAGCACTGACAAAAGCTGTTCAAGAACAGCAGCAAATGATCCAAGCCCTACAAGCGGACGTTGCAGCGTTGAAGATGCTTTAACCCTTGTCCGCTGTTAAAGGATGACATAAATGCTTGGCTCATTCCCCTTAGCCGCTACGCCCCTAGCGGATGATGGGGGAGCAAACGCAGCCCTAACTACAGTTACAATAATTCTAACCGCAGGGACATCTTTTACAGTCCCAGCCAATTGGAACAATTCCAATAACAGCATTGAGGTCATTGGCGGTGGCGGCTCTGGTGGCAGCAGCAGAAACGGTGCTGGCCAAAGATACGGCACAGGCGGTGGTGGCGGAGGCTATTCAAAAGCCACTAACCAGACCTTATCTGGCACTGTCACTTATCAAATCGGTGCGGGCGGCGCGGGCGTTACAAGAACATCTACTGGCAACACAAACGGGAACGCTGGCAGCGCAACTTGGTTTGGCAATGCTTTACAAGCATTATCATTAGTCGCAGCAAATGGTGGTGGTGGCGGGGTTGCGGCAATAACATTAACGGCTGCTGGCGGCACGGGTGCATCTACAATAGGTGCAATCGGCAGCACACAATATGCTGGCGGCAGCGGCGGCGCTCAAACTGTATCTGGCGCAGTTATTGGATTTGCTAGTGGTGGTGGCGGTGCTGGTGGACCTAATGGCGCTGGGAACAACGGCGTTAGCGGGGGTACTGATAGTGCAACAGACGGCGGGTCTGGCGGTGCAGGGTCTGGCGGAACTGCTGGTCTAGGGCAATATGGTACTTTTACTATTGGTAGCAATGGCGGCATCGGCTTTGATATATCAAGGCCAAATGGTCTTGGCAGCGGCGGCGGTGGTGGTGGCCACAGAGCAACTGACGGAGCCGGAACTTATGTAGGGTTTGCTGGTGGTAGTGCTGGCGGTGGCGGTGGTGGTATTTCCAGCAACGCTAGTAACATAACTTCGGGCGCTGGCGCTCAAGGTCTAATTGTTATAACTTATACTCCAGCAGGTGCAGTAACCACAACAGGCGTATCTGCAACTGGCGCTGTCGGCTCTCTCGCAGCGGCTGGCGCATCCAACACAACCGCAACTGGCAGCGAAGGTACCGGCACAGTCGGCACGGTTTCCGTTGTCGGCGGCTCTAGCGTCACGCTGACCGGGCTGGCCGCGTCTGGCTCTGTCGGAACTGTTTCTGTTCTGATCAACATCTCTGTGCCTGTAACTGGTGTTGACGCCACAGGCAGCGTTGGTGATGTCACTGTGACTTCGCCAATTACTATCACAGGCGTCAGTGGCACAGGTGCAGTAGGTAGCCCTGTAGTCACAGGGTCTGCTCCAGTGACCATTACGGGGCTAGAGGCTGCTGTGGCCGTCGAGTCAGTCACAGTTAGGACCACGACTAACGTCCTAGTTAGCGGTGTCTCTGCCACTGGCGCAGTTGGAACTGCGGCAGTCCTGCTTGCCATTTCTGGTGTTTCAGCCACTGGAGCAGTTGGCACAGTCCTAGTCAGGGCTTGGTCTAATATCGACGATCAGACTGTGACTTACACGCCTGTTGTTCCGACAAGCAGTTCAGGCTATACTCCCGTAAATCCAGATACTACAAATGTCTGGTTCCAGATTGTAATTTCGTAAGGACAGGATAGATGGCTGATACAACCACGACAAACTACAGCCTAGTCAAACCAGAAGTTGGGGCCAGTGCGGACACATGGGGGACTAAAGTCAACGCGGACCTCGATGCGGTCGATGCGCTCCTTGGTGGCACGGGTGCGCAGAAGGCAAAGCCGAACCTGTCGGGTGGCCTGTGGAAGATCGACGGCACGGCTGTCACGCCAACGGCTGCTGAACTCAATAAGCTGACTGGAACCCCCGCTGGTTTGACTGCAACCGAACTTGGTTACGTTGACGGGGTCACGTCTGCTATCCAGACCCAACTTGACGCAAAAGCACCTCTAGCTTCTCCAGCACTAACTGGTACTCCTACAGCACCTACCGCGACTACTGGCACAAATACCACACAAGTTGCTACGACTGCTTTTGTTCTTGCAAACATACCTAGTCTAGCCTCTCAGGCTGAAGCAGAGGCTGGCACGGATAACGCAACGCTGATGACGCCGCTGCGTGTGTCTCAAGCTATTGTTGCTTTAGCTTCTGTTGTTAGTATTCAAACTTTCACATCTTCAGGCACATGGACTAAGCCCGCTGGGGCATCTCTGGTGCTTGTTCGTGTTTGGGGTGGTGGTGGTGGAGGTGCTGGCGGGCGTCCTTTAGCGGTTTCTACATATAAAAATGGTGGTGGCGGTGGTGGAGGTGGTGCCTATTATGAAAAATGGTTTTTTGGAACTCAGATAAACGGATCAATCACGGTAACAATTGGAGCTGGTGGTACAGGTGGGGCATCTGCCACTAATGGTAATGCTGGTGGCACAACTACATTTGCTGCGCTTGTATCTGCTTCTGGTGGCGGCGGTGGGCAAACTGGGGCTGGAACTAATAGTAGTGGTGGAGCTGGCGGGTCGGCGCAAAATGCAGGAACTGGGTCTTCTGGCCTTACCACTATAATGCTAACTGGGTCTGTTGCTTCGTGGGTGGGAACTTCTGCTTATTATGGGGGGGGTGGTGGTGCTGGCGTGCTTAGTTTAGTTGCTGGTCCCGTTGGATCATCTGCGCTTGGCGGTGGTGGAGGTGGCTCTGGAGGTGGGGAAGGCTCTACTAACATTCTATACGCGCCAATAGCGGGGGGTGAATCTAATTACCTCGCAGGTGGAGGCGCAGCCGGAGTGTCCAATTCATCTGGTCCAACTGCTGGTGGTTTTGCAACATTACGCGGATGTGGTGGCGGTGGTGGTGGCGCTGGTCAATTAGCTAATGGTGCGCGAGGTGGTAATGGAGCATTCTGGGGTGGCGGTGGTGGCGGTGGTGGTTCAGCTCGTAGTGGTTTTTTGGGTGGAGAAGGTGGTAATGGCGGTGCAGGATATTGTGAGGTCTACTCGTGGTAAATAATTATGGAATAATCGCAAATGGCATTGTCGTTAATGCTGTCTTAGCAGAAGCAGACTTTGCCGCTGAGCAGGGCTGGGTTTTATTGCCTGAAGGCGTAGGATTGCTTTGGCTTTACAATGGGAAGAGTTTTAGCGCACCTTTGCCTTATATACCTCCAAAAGAAGTGCAAGAGGCAGCGCGGGCAGCAGCTTATACTCTTGAAGCTGATCCAATATTCTTTAAAGCCCAGCGCGGTGAAGCTACTGAGGCTGAATGGTTTGCAATTATAGCGGATATCAAAGCCCGCTTCCCCTATCCAAGTGAGTGAGTGACATGCAGCAGGAGATGGACTTGATGGAATTGGCTAAACTTCTCCTGCAATTTGCAGTAATCCCAATCGTGGCGTTCGTATGGATGCACTACAAGATGACACAAAATCATGAGATTGAAATTGCCGTGATGAAGTCAGAGCATAATCTAACCAAGCAAGGTCACGACCGCGAGCTTAAGGAAATCAAAGATGGCTTTGCCAATGTCCTGACAAAGCTAGATGAAATCCAAAGGGAGATGCGCAAGTGAGCGTTAATCAAGCCACCATTGATCTGATCAAGCGGTTTGAGGGCTGCAAGCTGGTTGCTTACCAAGACATCGTGGGCATCTGGACTATCGGATATGGCACAACCGCGGGGGCAGATGTCGGCGTCAAGCCAGCTTACGGCATGACGATCACGCAAGAACGTGCTGAGGATTTGCTGCGTCAGGGCGTTGAGAAATTTGCAGCCACAGTTGATGCACTGATTACAGTAAACGTAAATGCAAACGAGTTCGGTGCTTGTGTGTCACTGGCGTATAACATCGGGCCAAATGCGTTTGCAAAGTCTACTGTGTTGCGCGAGCTAAACGCTGGCAATAAGGACAAGGCTTCTGCTGCATTTAGAATGTGGAACCAAGCTGGAGGGGAGGTGATCAAAGGTCTGGTCAATCGTCGCGAGGCGGAGATCAAGTTGTTCTTAACGCCTGTCACTGCCGACATGCACACTATGACTGAGAAAGAAAAAACTGAGTCTGGTCTAGCCGCAATCTTCAACGCCATCATGGCAATGTTCCAAGGAATTAAGAAATGACAGCTACTGAAGTTGGCGGCATTGCCCGCGCACTTGCATCTGCACTTGGCGGCTATCTAGTCGGCAAGGGTTTGGTTGATAGCGAGACAGCTACTACTGTTGGTGGTGCTGCGGCTACTATCATCGTTGCTGTTTGGTCTGTGATTGCTAAACGCAAAGCATGATTGCTTTAATCACTTCATTGCTTAAGCCCTTGCTGAACTTCCTTGCCCTGTGGGGGGCCGGAAGATCAGCAGGGCAACAAGCTGCGAAGATCAAGGAGTATGATGGCTATGTCAAAACCTCAAAGAGGATTGATGCGGTTGAGCCTGTGCCTGATCCTGATGCTGCCGCTGAGTGGTTGCGCCAGCGCTCTAAGCAACACGGCAATCTGTAATGGTACGGCGCAGAGCCGTACAGCCCATGCTGCGGCGCTGGTGGAAGACGGTGGTTCGCTATCAATGGTTACGGGGGCGTTACTAATCCAGCAGATTGATGCTGGGTGCGGTGAATGACACCTCGTCAGCGCGAAATCTACGACATGGTTAATAAACTCGGCGGAAAACGGGCAGCGGCTAGGGCATTGAACCTTGACCCAAAGACAGTTCGCCGCGCCTATACTGTCGCAGAGGCATGGATGAATGCCGACGATGGCGTCAAGGCTGCTTTGGAAACTACTGGCCTATCAATGGAGACAGGCAAGCATGGGTGGCGTCGCGTCCAGAATAAAGAGACAGGATCATGGGACAGTGTATTCTGGAAGGCAGAAAGCCTTAAGGATGATCTAGCAACTTGGGCTGAGTTATTCAAAGAAGCCCTTGGCTCTGTTCCTCAGCCTCTTTTTGCGCCAATACCAGACAATGTTTCCCATGATCTCTTGCCCCGTTACCTAATCGCCGATGTGCATTTTGGAATGAGGGCTTGGAAAGACGAGACGGGTGCGGAGTATAACATCGCAATCGCCGCACAACGCATGAGTGAAGCATCTGCAATGCTAATCAATGCTGCTCCTTACACTGATCGTGCAATTATTTTGAACTTGGGAGACACGCTCCATCAGAATGACAGCAAGAACATGACGCCAACCAGCAGCCACATTTTGGACGTTGGTGGGCGCTTTGCAGAGACGGCACTGGCTGCAGTCCGAGCGCACGTTGCGATGATCGAGGCGGCGAAAGCAAAGCACAAGCATATTGAAGTTGTTGTATTAGCTGGCAATCACGACCCTGACTTTACGCCTATGTTAGCAATCGCATTGCTCATGCGCTACGAAGAAGACGAGCGCGTTACTGTGCATTGGAACCCAGCT